CAAGAATAATATCCCCACCCACATCAAAAGTAAGATCACCACTATCAGATATGGTTGAGCCATTTATGGTAATGTCATCAACAGTTAGAGTTGTAAGAGTTCCCAAAGATGTAATGTTAGTCTGTGCAGCCGTTGTAACTGTACCTGCTGTTGTTGCAGTAGCTGCATTACCAGATGTGTCCTGATTACCTGATGTATTAACTCCTGGTAAGTTTATATTTCCAGTACCATCAAAAGATACACCGCCTATATTCCTAGCTGTTGCAAGGGCAGTTGCAGTAGCTGCGTTGCCAGAGGTATTCTGATTACCTGCAGTGTTTACCCCTGCTAGATCAATATTCCCAGTACCATCAAAAGAAACACCACCGATATTTCTAGCTGTTGCAAGGGCAGTTGCAGTAGCAGCATTACCTGTTGTAGAACCAGATGATCCTGACACGTTACCAGTAACGTTACCTGTTACATTGCCCTCTACGTTAGCTACAAGTGTACCTGTACTAATTGTAAGATTGCCTGTAGTTGCACCTGTAAATGATCCTGTACCTACAGTAAATTTATCTGCACTTTCGTCATAACCAATAAAGGCATTGTCGGATGAACCACGTTCAATAACAATACCTGCGTCATTCGATGGAGAACCAGATGTCCCATTTCCTAATTCAATAAGTGAATCAGTTACTACAGTATTAGTTGTATTAACAGTAGTCGTTGTTCCGTTGACAGTAAGATCACCAGTAACAGTTAAGTTACCACCCATACTGACATTACCACTTGTATCTTCATTTACAAGCTCAATCCAGTTGCCACCGTGTGCATAGTAAGCCTTACCTGTACCATGAACGTGTGCAAACATACCGTGATAAGTAGATGCACTAGGCAAGTCACCTGTAGTAGAATACAAGTTACCAAATAGTATTTTGTTACCACCTAAATCTACATCACCATTAGCATCTTGAAACACAGCTTTTTCAGCAGGTTGTGTAATAAATACTTCAGCCTGTGCAGTAATGTTTATGGCACTTCCTGAGTTAGAACTTTCAAGAACAGTAGTACGAGCTAGGGTGGCACTACCTTCTGTCCACGTTCCTAGCCCGACTTCGTAATCATTTGTACTAGGCACAAAGATACCAAAGTAAGTAGTATCACCGTCTGCTAAAGCAGCAGCAAAAGTTTGAAACCCATCAACGTTACCGTTAAGGACTATATTACCAGTGCCAGTTGTGGTTGTTGTTTGTTTTACTCTGTCTTTAACTACGAGAGCCATAGTTCATGCTCCTATTTATGCGATACGTATGATTGCGTTAGATGCATCTGCAGCAGGAAACTGAATAGTAAAGTCACCGTTTGTAGATGTTTTAGTTCCACCAAAGTCAATTAAACAAATTGCTTTGTTAGATGCAGATGAATTGTATATAATACAACCATCAGCAGATACTGTAGCTGAAGCAAATACTTCATCAGTAAAGTCTACGATAGCTGTAGTTCCACTTACAGTAATAGCAGCACCATCTAGGTTTTGCCCACCTGCTGAGTAATTTGTACCAGAAGCTTCATCTGAGTTACCAGTTACAGTTGAATAGTTAGTTGTTGCTGCACCATACGTTCCTGATGGTGAAGCTTTAATAAGTGCAAGCTTTAGAGTGTGGGTATCCAAGTCGTGAATACCACCCAATAGTTCTGACTTAAAGCTCGTGCACATTGCGGTTGTGATAGCCATTTTCTTGGATTCCTTCTGTTAAATATGACTAAAGGGGCAAGTTGCCCTGCCCCCCTATAGTTGTTGCTAATTAAGCAGCATCTCGACTTACTTCGTCAGCAGTCATTTCGCCTAATGCACTAACGTCCATCAATACAGCATACACACGTAGTGTACCTGCAGTGAATGATGCGCCAGAACCTGCAAGGGTTACATCAAGTGTATCTGCAGAAGTGATAACAATATCACCTGCTACAGTAGCAGAAGGAGCATAAGCTCCATCAGCAGCACCGTCAATATCAAATGCAGCCACATACTCATTGTCGTCTACAGCCGTACCTAAAATTGCGGTTGCGTCTGTAGATGCGTTCATAGTAGCAGAAGCTGTTACTTGAATACCTGCAGCCATAATTTTAGTATTGGCAGGTACTGTAAGAGCCTGTACTACATCGCCTGGAGCAATGCTGTTTGCGGTTAGGTCGATAGTTTGCTCAATCATATAAGGCTGTCGCCCTCGTGAAGAACTCCCATGTGCAGGAGCTAGTTGTGCAGTAATAGTAGCCATTGTCTAGTCCTCCCCTTATCGCAAGTTGTATATCGCATTGACCAACGCCTCTGGGCGTAGAATCTTGCGACCATATAGATGCATACCACGAACAATGTCAGCAAAGCTGTCTTGATCACGATATGTTTCTGTCTTATTGATCTGCTCTGCAGTTGCGACTGCTGAACTGTGACCGCCTACGATAACACCGTAGTTAGTCGCATTTGAAGCAGCTTCAGTTGCAGGACCAGTACCAATTGTAGGTAGATTGTTTGAAACATGTACTTGAAAGCCATGTAGGTTATTTACTACAAGACCGTTTCGTATTCCACCTGACTCACCAAAATCTGCGTTTTGAAGACGTGAATCTTCGTCACGTAGGATTTCCATGAATACTGGGTCTACGACAAGCCATCTACCTTGTGAGTCAACATTTTGTTGATCCAACTTACGTGCCATACGAGCAATAAGTTGTAGTGGGTTTGCTTCACCTGTAGTTGAAGGTGTAGCAGTTGCACCGCCTGTACGTGGCAATAATGCAACTGATGAGCCACTTGAACCTGCATTAAAGTCAGAACCGTCTAACTTCATTGAGGTAAGCAATTCGTCAGAACCTGCAGTTGATACAGCAACACTACCGTTAGTAGTTGTGTTGGCAGTATTAGCATTACCATGTATTGCAGATTGTTTAAAACCAGATAGATAACCAAGTACATCTTGGTCAAACTGGTCTGATAGTCTATATGCAGCACGATCACTTGCAAGGCTACCGAAATTTACGTGGCTGTGGGCCTCTTCTATATCGTCAACCTTAAAAGCAAAGTAGTTGGCTTTATCAATAGTCAATGAAAAATCTTCATCGTCTAAATCTTGTGGTGTGATGGTCGTACCACGTGCATATGATTTCACGGTGATTTCAGGTTCTTTAATAATTTTTACTGAATCACCCATTTGGGCTATCTCTCCAAAATAATCAGAGTTGGTGATAGCTTCAACAACAGATGCCTTGCGGAAAGCAAGTTGCACCTGTTTGGAATAGATCACTGGGCTAAAATTGCCGTTAGGTAAATTGCCGTGACCTGCTGCTGATGAAAACGCCATTATGGTTTCTCCTTATATTAGCAGTAACAGATGCGAAACACACAGATACTTGATTGGAGGCTAGACATCGTAGGGTGCATATTTACAACACTTGGCCTTTGTGTTGTATTTATGGGCCATGATTTACTAGGTAAGTCCGTAAGCCACTGTTGTTTGCTTGGGGATATAGATAACGCAGGTATCCATAGTGGGGCTGCGTTAAACTATCATATATATAGTTATATCATAAATAACTATAATGTCAATACTTTTTATCTAGCTGACCCAGATAAATCGTAAATAAAGTTGCCTGTACGAATAGCTTCCATAATCTCATCCGATTTTTTCTCGTATTCGACTGCAGACATTTTTTGTACATCAGACTCTCTGACTGCATTTCCCGATGCGTCAGACTGAGGTTTACTACGTTCATTCCGTGTACCTACGGAACGTGCAGCATCTTTTGATGTGGCACTTTTCTTTTTACCAATGCCACGATCAGACTTATAAAGATCAATTGCACGAGCAGCAGACTTTGCATCTTGGTCATTCTCATACAGTGCATCTTGTACCCACTTAGGCTGTTCGTCTGCCCACTCATGGAAATCATCACTGTCACGTATATCACTAAAGTCAGGGTGTATTTTAATTAACTCTGCTTCAGCTTTCTCACGTGCTGCTGTTTCACGCATCTCATCAATAACTTGTACTCGTTTTTCCAAATCTGCAGATTGTTCTTTTGCTTTTTTAATTGCAATTGTTTCTACAATAGCTGCTACGTCTGGATATGTTGAAGCCCACTTATCTAAGTCATCGTCTGACTTTGGCAGTTTAAACTCTGCCTTAGTTGCTTCACCAAGTTGTTGCTCAAGTGCATTTATACGATCTTCGTATTCTTTTTCTTTTGTTTGCTGATGCCTACGTAGATCACCATACCGTTTCTTAAAACTACGTTCTTCAGCATTTTTAGGTTCAGCTTCTTTGGGTTCTTCAACCTGTTCTGCCTCACCCTTTTGTTCAGCAATTAATTGCTCTAGTTCTTCTTCTTCTTTTTTTACTCGTTCTTCATTAGTATACTTGCGATTTGCAAATGCTACTTTCTTAGGTGACTGCATTTCTTCAGCCATGATTTGTTGTTCTGACATTATCTGTCCTTTCACTAGGGCCACCGTAGCCATGTTGGATGGGGGATGGGTAGCTAGTCATATTAGTGGTTTATTATTTCTTTTTACGTGAAGCCAATCCACCAGACTTCATG